TTCCTTTCAATGCTTTTGGTGTATTCCTCAGAATCAACATACTCACCAGTCGTAAATTCTGACCAGTCTGGAATGAATCCATACTCTACACCATCAACCTTTATGATCTTGTGGTGCTTGGTTGTAGGGCATGATAAGATTGAATCAATGTGTCTTGCTCCTTCTTGAATCAACTTGATAGGTAGTTTCTGAATCTCATCGTAGGTGATCCCTGCATAGATTTGAACCTTCTCAATGTCTGAAAGATCTCTTGTGCCATGCTTCAAAAGTTGGTCAATAGTAATGTCCTCGTAATTCAAGGGAAGTTCTAATCTCATAATCTTATAACAATTAGTGATGTGTTTCTTGCTTATCCTACTGCATACTTGCCGTAATTAGGTTTGAGTTGCCGCCAAGTGATTGCATATCTACTTGCATCCATGAAGTGATTGAAAGCATCCACTGGCTGATTGGTTAGGTTTCCATTTTTGTCCTCATGGTACTTGTAGTTCCTTAATTCCTTAATTCCATTCACACTTCTGGAAGTGATGTAAAGTGGCTTTGACTTCATGAACTGAATACCACTCCGAACACTGTCTGCACCCTTGATACATGGGTGAATGTTTATGCCGTACTTGTGGATCTCATCAATGGACTTTGGCTCTGCTGAATCTGCAACTACCGGAACATTGTATTCACGAAGAACCTTTGCGATGTCTTGATTGCTCATGCCAGTTGAATACACAACTTCATTGAGCAGGAAACCCAATCCATCATGGTACACTTCAACAATGCTTGTCGGATCATTGGTGTAACCAAAGTCAAGCCCTATGTTATACAACTTGAATCCCTCTGGTATCTTCTCAACCTCCTTGTAGTGGGTGAAGATTGTTGCCTTGCTTGTTCCTCGCTCTCCAAGTCCATAAACCCTCCAGAAGTTCTCATCAAGGTCTTTCAACCTCTCAATCTCATCAATGGTAGTTTGCTCAAGGAACGGGTTGTCCTTGTAGGTTGTCTGGAAGAAATCTGAATCTGGTCTGGTAAGAACTTGGTCATAGATCCAGTGGAACTCATCACTTGGGTTGAAGTCAATGATGATCCTATCTTTTGTCCTCAAGATAAGTTGCCGCCAATCCTCAAGGCTTATCTCGTTCGCTTCATTCACATACAGAATATCCCTCTTTCGACCTCTCACTTTTTGTGGTTGATCAACTGAGATGAACTCAACCAAGTTTCCGAACAACTTGTATGTTCCTTCACTCTTGTTGTGAAGTGCAGGATTGTACCAGTTTTGGCTCTCCACTATCTCAAAGAAATCCCTCATTGCAGATGCTCGAAGTGAAGGGAATGTCTTTCTGCAAATGGTAATTACTTGACCTGCATTCTGGTTCTGCCAACAATACTCCACCAGAACCTTGAGAATAGAATAAGTCTTACCAGATCTTGTTCCTCCTTGATGGACTTGTATTCTGGCTTTGCTTTCTTTTACATGGTAGTATGTTGAACTTTGCTTCATTCAAACCAACTTGGCTTCTCGTTTCCTTGTGTGATGTTAATGTCTTGGCTCTCTACATATCCTCTGTTCTTTCCTTTGGTCTTTAGGAAGAAAATGGTTGCAGTTGTGTTCCCTTCTTTGATCTGCTTGTGCAACTGGCTTTCTGCGAAGTCCAATGTAATGTTCTGGATGTCCTCAATCGCTTGCTTGTACTCATCATCTTCCTTCATCCACTGGTAATGAATTGTCCTTCCAATACCAACTGACTTGCAGGCAGTAGTAACCACTCCAAGTGATTTCTCCATTGCTTCAATCATTGCCTTTTTATGTTGTTCAGTTTTGTTCATAAGGCTTTCCGTTTATTTTGATTTCAAGTGATGAATCAAGTTTTTTCATCCTATCAATTACCACTTGGCAATACTTAGGATCAATTTCCATTCCGTAGCATTTTCGTTTGAGTTGGTGTGATGCTACCATTGTTGTTCCCGTTCCAACGAATTGATCAAGAATTATATCGTTTACTTTTGTAAATTGTAATGCCCATTCCGGTAAATCAATAGGAAAAGTTGCTGCGTGAACATTTGAAAATTCATTATTTCTGTTTGGTTTTCCTCTATAAATATTTGGAACTGTACCTCTAAAATTAGCGTTTGGAATTGCTCTGGAGGCATTTTCTTTTGAAGATATGAAAAACATATATTCCCAAGCAGATGTCATTACATTTTCAGCCATTGCTGGCGCTCCATGTCCCTTATCCCAAATTGCAACATCAATAAAATTTTCTTTGTAATTGTGTAGGTATTCAATCAAAGCAATTTTGTTTCCTGCAAGACTTTGGATATTACAAATTAGATATTCTGAATTTAAGATTGCATTGTTTGTAAATCCAATTAACAAATCTAAATAATCTGATTGTTTTTGATTGTCATTGTATTGGTTATATTTATTATCAGTTGTATGTGTATTACCACTTAATGATTCACTTTTACCTGCATTGTATGGTGGACTTGTAAATGATAAATCAGCCTTTTCTCCATTCATTAGCTTTGCAACTTGATCTGAATCCGTACTATCTCCACAGAGTAACCTATGCTCTCCAATCTCTATTAGATCACCAAGCACAACATCAACTTTGATGTTTTCTGGTTCTTCATAGTTGTCTTCCTCTATTTCAATTTTTTTTTCTTCATCAAATGGAAAACCATCCAATCCCCAATCCTCAAGGTCTGTTGTGTTCCATTCATTTGCTAAAATATCCCAATCCCACTCACCAAATGAAGCATTGTCCTTGATGATAAACTCGTTTTGCTTCTCCTCGCTCCAGTTCACTTGCTCAATGAACACTTCTTTCAGTCCTGCTTCTTGGCAGGCTCTTAATCTCATGTTACCTCCAAGAACAACCATCTCTTTGTTTACTACTATTGGTCTGGCTTCAAGCATCTCTGGAAAGTTCTTAATGCTCTCCACTAACTTCCTGAACTTGTGATCCTTGATGTAACGAGGATTTGAATCATTTGCCTTGACTTGGCTAATTTTTACTTTCTCCATTATCTGTTCTTTATTGCTTCTCTTGCTTCTTGAACCATTTGCTTAACACAACTTGTGCAGGATGATAATTGCTTCCCTGCTTCAAAGGTCTGGTTGTATGCTTTGTAAAATTGCTTTAACTCCTCATTGCTGAACCTTTGGTACTTGTCTGCAATCTCAACAAGTTTCTGGAGATCTTTAATGGCATCTGCATCCACTTTGCTCACCCACTTCTTTAGTGGACATGATGCAGTCTTGAATTTCGTTTTCATTGGCATCACACAACCGCACAATCTTACTTTCCGCTTCTTACCTTTTACGGATACCAACTCTCCAAGATCATCTCCCAAGACCAGTGTTCCGCAACTTCTGGTTGTTTCATTGTAGTGTTCACATCCTTTGCAGATGCTCATTCGTTCCTCTCTGGTTTTTCTGTCAATGAATATCATACATTGTCTTTTATTATTTGTCGCACTTGGCTCAAGGTGTGATAGATCGTGCTTATTGGAATACCACTTTCTTTGCTAAGCTTTGTCATGTTTTCACCACGAAGATACAATTCAAATATCGTTCTGTCAAAATAGTCAAGATGCCGGAGAACAACATCAACTTTCTCAATGGCTATTCTTCTGTCAATATCGTGTTCTTCTGGAATGTTACCAACCTCCTCATGGTCAATCTTGTACTGCTTCTTGAAATCACCCCTCGTTGCGTTGTTCTTCATTGATCTCTTGAAGTAGTAATCTGTCATCTGGTCGTTGATGTAGATGAATCCTGCATCATGCATCTTGATGAAAGTATGGTGTATCAAGTCATTTGGATCTCTGGTGAATGCTCCTGCATACCTCCTCAGTTCGTTGTAGTTTCGTGATATGTAATCACTCAAATTCATTTGCCAACTTTCTGTAATGATCTGCAAGGTCTTTTAATTCCTGCAAGGTATGTTTGATGATTAACTGGTTTCCCTTTCTCACAAGTTCATCTGCAGTTCCTTCTCCGTACATCTCATCCAATCTCAAGCCAAAGATGTATTGCTGACCAGAATTTGTCTTGTTGCAGTGCTTGCATTGAAATTGTACGTTCTGCTCATCCCATCTGATGCTGAACTTGGCTCTGGTTTGGAAGTGTCCTGCATCAACTTTCTTCCAGTGCATCTCCTTAGAACAAGTAAAGCACCTCCCATATCCTCGATGGTCAGTGCTTCGCAATCTAATGTATCTGCTAAATTCTCGATCTAACTTGATGACCGCTTTTGCTCTCGGTGATTTAGGTGTGCGTGCCATAATGAAATTTCGCCCAAGATACGTCTTTTTTCACTCTGGATGAGGAAGGTATTTCTCACCACAAACTTCTCCGTTTTATCGCACCAGATCACTTCCTGCTTCCTTCCTTTGATAAGAAATTCCTCCAAGTTTCTGACGTACCTTATTAAGTTCGTGGTGGATATGTAATGCCCATTCGTTGTAGTTTCTTGCTCGCTCTGGCTCATAAGTGCTTTTGATTTTCATGTTTGTTTGGTTTGTTATTGGGTTACTCATAACCGCAGATATTGGATGTATTGGGTATTGCTCATAGCGATGTGTTAGCTGCTATTTTACCGACCACTCCGAAAGTTTAGACTTGACAACTAATTTCAGTTCATCAACTTTTGACATCGGACAGCGGAAAGCAACCGTTTTGGTTTCTTCGTTGTATTTAGGTTTAGCACCCGAACCTTGCCGAGTGCCTCCCCTTTTTTCTGATATCATAGCTTTATATATTTGGCGTTTGTTTGTCTTCCTGTTTTTTTGCATAAAGACCAAGGCGTTACTGTGTATGGTATAGAGGCATCTGATAATGATGATAGTTTAATTTTTGTAGTTAAATAACCAGATTCCCATTTTACTTTAGCTCTATCATCTGATATTTCTAAAATTATACCTATTCTTCCTTGAGTATCTCCTTTACTTTGTACTACTTTACTTCCAATTTTAAATTCTGTTGTTGTCATTTTGTATATCTTTAATTGTTTAACACTACAAATGTACAAATACTTTTTGATTGTGCAAACTTTTTCAAAGATATTTTCTATTTATTTTCTAAAGTGCCTAACAATGGGTTAAAGTCATTATCATCAACTTTCTTCATTTTTACTTTTGTGTCCATTTGGTAAACTTGCCCACATCCAGAACATTTTACATAATAAGCAAAGTACCCATCATAATGATTATGTTCACCACATCCGCAGTGGAAGTCCATACATACGTCAGTTCCTTTCCATTGTATAAAATTGTTTTCGTATTTAAATCTCATCTCTCTGTTTGTTTGTTTAGTGAATTGCTCATAGCTGGTTGTTGTAAGTAATAAAATTAAAAAAGCCAACGCTCCTTTGTTTTTATCAAAACAATTTGGTTTGAGTTTCCTTTCTGTTTAAAATCTCGTTTGATATATCACAATACCTACTTACAATTTCACTTCCTATAAAATCAAAACCAAAATCTTTAGCAACTTTGCAAGTCGTTCCTGTTCCAGCATAAGGGTCATACACTACAAAATCTTCGGTTTTATCCTTAATACACATCATAATATTAGTTGGCAATTCTTCTGGGAATGGTGCAGGATGAAGCGGATTAGGTTTAGCCGAAAACTGCCATACTTCACCAACAAATAAAGGTGATTTTGCTCTTTCAAAGTTAGGTTGGCAAGGTGTTTTAGTTAGCCAAAAAATCAACTCTGTATTGGGCAAATATCTAATCGGTGCAACCGCAGGGCTATTTTTCCTATCCCAAATTATTTGTTGCCTAAATGTGAGATTGCTTTTCAATATCCATTCAATAGGGTGTGATCCTTTATGTTGTGCGACTCTTACTTTATGGTTATAAAATATACTCCCATCTGGCTTTAAAATCCTTTGCATTTCATTCAGCACTTTTATTTGTTGATCTTGGTATTCTGCTTCAATCATAAAATCGTTTTCAGAATCGTTATCATAGTCTATGTTTCTACCATTCCAACTATCTTTTGAGTGCCTTTTTCTAATAAAGCCCTCATATCCAGCTTTATTATATGGTGGTGAAGTTATGATTAAATCAATACTATTTTCTTTTAACCTACTCATAGTGGTTAAGCAATCTTCGTTATATATTATGTTTTTTTCCATCGCTATTTTTTTAATTTAACTACTTACAACAACGTATAAAGTGCATTAAAACGCACCATACCACCATACGTTATAAAAAGGGAGAAGATCCAACTGCTTTGCTAACCTCCTTCACTCCTCCCCTTGTCAATTTTTTTTATTTCGCCCAGTTAGGCAGGGTTAATAATTCGATTTTCTGTGAGTATGTTTCTGGCATTCCATCCCATTGCTTGAACTTCTCAATCAGTTCATAGAGTAACTGCTTTCCTTTGGTGATCATCTCAAAGTCCATCTCATAAACTGCGATGTTGTACGGAGCAGAACTTTCAACTGCAATCATGTAGTATCTGTCCTTGCCAGTCAATTCGCAATAGATTGCTGCTTGCAAGTGGTAGTTCATGCTGTATGCATCTCTGGAGAATTTGTCTGGAGAAGCATCTTGGCAACTCTTGAGATCTGCTACATAATCACTTCCGATGATGTCTGCATATCCTCTGAATGAAAGTCCTTGTATTTCTCCCTCCAGAAAGACCTCCACATCCTCAGTCAAGATTGTTCTGGAATGCTCGTATCCGTAAAAGGAACTGGTCATGGCAAGAATATCATCATAGTCTTGTGAAGTCAATATCTGCTTTCCTTCGTTCTCGCTTGAGAAGTTTGCCCAAGTTTCCTTGCCTGCTTTTGTCCTGCGATCCACTTTAGGTGCAATCGCATATTGGTCGAGGAACTTGTCTGGCTCAAGAGTTAATACATGGAATGCCGATCCCTTAATCATGGCAGGAGTTATTTCCTGCTCTCGGTTGATGTACTGCAAAAAGTGATTTGGACTCTTTGCAAATTGCTTAATGCTTGAATAACTTAATACTCTCATGGTGTTTTGTTTGTTTGTTTATTGG